AGGTAGTTGGGAAAATCTATAAACAAAAAAAAAGGGGCGATATTATCACCCCTTTTTAATTCCACCTTTATTTCTTTTACTTATTCAGCAATCCTAATATCACCAATAGTGATATAAATCCAGCGAATCCACTTGTTGCAAACAAATTCACTAAACTAATTAGATTACCAATAATATCCATACCGAAGAACCCGCCAACAAAAATCAGTTGAACGAGAACCCCAAGACCGATAATAGATAATAACACGTCTTTAAGACTTGCTACCATATCTACTACCATTGTCATAGTATTTTTCATATTAGTTTCCCCCTATTATTCATCTAAAAGACTACATAATTCCGTAGTCGTATAATAACTATATACAAATACGGAAAAAATCAACGAGTATATAAATATATATCCCTATTTTTTCACATTTCACTATTTATTATTAGATAAAAAACAGGCAAAATTATGGCAACAGACTACGAAATATTCAAAGGCAAAACACTCGGTGATGTATTTAAAGACATCTACGATAATTCCCATACCAATAAAAAACAATTAGAAGTTCTAATGAAAGAAGTGGTAGGGTTTATTAAAGATGGCGATAGTGCTATCCAGATTATACCTATGTTGAAAGAATACTTAGAAATCAACGTAAAGAACGACGAACAACTTGTTAAGTTGGCAACAATCGTGCAAAGAATTACAGCAGCTGAAGGAAGAATATCGGATTCAGGAGATGAGTTCGGATTATCAGAACAAGAAAAAGAACAATTAATGAACGCAATAGAATCAGACGTTCAAGAGTTACAAGTGAGAAAAGACTCAATCGAGTCAAGTATTAAAAAGGAAAATTAAATGGCCTATACAGAAACCAAAGCAGGTTCTGGTGTTGATAAAACTTTTGATAATTCATTTATTACACGAAATGAATTATATGCAATATTAGACCAATTAAAAGAAGAAAGTAAATTTTACGAATTAGAAGTATTTGAAGTTGTTGAAATCAATACTACTAGTATCGGTGAAGTAATTGGTAGATATGTATTTTCTGAACAAGGTAGTTCAGTAGAGGAAGTCCAAGATAGAACTTTTTTACCATTAAATTCAAACATAATCCAATATCCTTTACGAGGCGAATTGTGGTTAGGTATGTCTTACAGAGGACAACAATATTATTTAGCAAGGTTGAGTGAAAACATAACTGATGTCAATTTTCAAAAATTTAATGAAAGTACCATTAGTGAAAATCAAACAACTAATTTTTCACGAGGTGGAGACTTTATTGATATAAAACCAATTCCAGCTACCATTGATGAGGGTGATACTTTAATACAAGGCCGATTTGGTAATTATATAAAGTTGTCAAGTAGACAAAATGAAGGACCAGACGACTCGTCAAGAATAACAATCAATAATAAAAAATCAGTTATTGATTTGGAATCAGTCGAAGATTCTGCTTTAATTGGTATGTCTTCCGATTCAATTATTATAAGTGCTAGAAAAAATGTAGATATTGTTGCTGAAGGTGATGTATTTATTAATGGTAATAGTGTAACTGTTAAAAACAATGAAGCAGTCAATATAGTAACTCAACAACTCGTAACAGATTATGTCGGTGGAATAACAAAAGATTTAAATATAGAATTAAATAACGATACAAGGTTATTACCAAAAAATAGTATTGAGTTAGCAAAACAAATGGAACCTTTTGTAACATATCTTCACGGTGAAATACAAGCATTAGTATATTTGATACAACCACCAACATTACCAAATGGTTTTCCAAATCCATTATTTGCGAAAGGTTGGGATATAAAACTTGAAACCTTAAAGAAGTTAGCTAAAAAGATAAAAGAATTTTTTAATTTAGAGTTTTTACCATTACACGATTTTGAAACCGTATCCCTAAATGATTTTTTTACAGCACTTGGATTAGATGGTTTATCAATTGATTTTCCAATAGATGAGTGGGAAACATTTTATAATGATATAGATGCTCTTAAACAGAAAGTATTAGACGCACAAACAAAAGCACAAGTAGCATTACAATCAGTTCAAGCATTGAATGCAGCATTTGATGTGATACAAGGTGGTGGTGGAAGTGTCGAAACAATAGTAGAAGCACTTGATGCTTATGAAGCAGACCCAAATAATCCACCATTAGATACAATAGACATTAGAGATGTTATATCGGATGGTGCTGATGTAGGAGATATAGCGAATTATTTAAATTTTGGTGGTTCACCACAAGTGAGGGATGCTATACAAGGAGCAGTCCAAGCAGAACAAGACTCTCAACAATTGAACCAAATAGTAAGAATTGTAGAATTAACAAAACCTATGTAGGAGTAGAAATGAAGAAGAATGACTTAATAAAAATAATTGAATTAGTTGTCCGTAAAGAAGTCAAAAAACAGATGACCGAGATATTTATTAATGATAAAGAAGAAATCAAACTATCAGAAGTGATTTCTAAACCAAAACCAAAAGCTAAAAAACAAATAGTTAAAAAACAATACAGCAAAAATACAGCGTTGAACGAAGTATTGAACAACACAAATCCTTTGGGAAAAAGTCAACAAGACGAGTATCCATCATTGGGCGGTGGTGTTTTAGGTTCTGAGAATATGGCAGAAGTATTGGGTTATGGTAATTTAGGTGGAGTTCAAAATAAAGAAATGGCACGAGAAATGGCAGCAGTAGATACAATCAAGAAACAAGGTGTTTCAGTAGACCAAGTTCCAACGGGTGTTCAAGATGCTTTAACTCGTGATTATTCTGGACTGATGAAAGCAATAGATAAAAAGAAAACAGGTGAGGGTGGTTTTAGACCTTAATAAATAATGGCAAGAAGTGTAAGAGAGATAGATAGAAATGATGACAAGTATGTCGGAATAGAATTTCCATTGGGATATAGTCCAGAGGGATTTTTCTATAAGACAAAAACTGTATTACAACAATCTAAAGCAAACTTACGAAACTTGTTATTAACCACACCAGGTGAAAGAATAATGCAACCAGAATTTGGTTCTCAATTGAAGAGTATCGTATTTGAACAAGGACAAGATATTCCAAATAGAATTGAAGAAGTTGTTCGTTCAGCGGTTGATAAGTATTTAGCATATATTAATATTAATAATGTTTTCACTATACAAGAAGATAATGTAGTTAATGTTTCAATTGAATATTCGGTTCCATTAAATCCCGATGACATTGAAGTATTAAATTTTGATTTTAGAATTGGAGAATAAGAATGCCAGATTATGGAACAAATAAAAAGTTAATCAGTAAGGAAGTAAATTATCTCGGTAGAGATTTTACAGACATAAGAGCAAATTTAATTGAGTTTGCTAAAACATACTTCCCAACTCAATACAATGATTTTAATGAAGCATCACCAGGAATGATGTTTGTTGAAATGGCATCGTATGTTGGTGATGTATTGAATTACTATGTTGACAATCAATTCAGAGAAACACTATTACATTATGCAGAAGAAAGAAAAAATGTATTAGCGATTGCTCAATCATATGGATACAAACCAAAATTAGCAACACCATCAACGGTTCAATTGACCGTTAGTGTTGAGGTTCCAGCGAAAGTTGTTGGTTCTAACTATCAAGCAGATTTAGATTACGCTGGAATATTAAGTTCTAACTCAACCGTATCATCAAACAACGGAGCAGAATTTACTTTATTAGATGATGTTAATTTTAAAGCATCAAGTTCATTAGATAGAATGGTAGTTGAATTATTAGACCCACCATCAGGAGCAACACCAGCACTTTTCAGATTATCTAAAAAAGTATTAGCACAATCAGGAACAAGAGAATCAGAAGATTTTAGTTTTACAACTGCAAAAGAATTTGATAAAATAGTTTTATCAAACGATAAGGTAACTGAGATTATATCAGTAACGGATAGTCAAGGAAATACTTGGTATCAAGTTCCATTCTTAGCACAAGACACAATATTTGAATCAGACCAAAACACAACACTTACTGACCCCGATTTAGCTGAGTTTGAAATGGATACACCATACTTATTAAAATTAATTAAATCATCAAGACGATTTACAACTTATGTTCGTGATGATAATAAAATGGAATTGAGATTCGGTAGTGGTGTTAGTGATAATCCTGATGAAGAAATAATTCCAAATCCAGATAATGTTGGTTCATCTTTAGGTATGGGTATTTCAAGATTAGACGAGGCATTTGACCCGAGTAATTTTTTAAAAACTCAAACATTTGGATTGGCACCAAGTAGCACAACTCTAACCGTAAATTATAATTATGGTGGAAGAGTAGAAGATAATGTTCCAAGTAACACTATAAATAAGTTTAGTAGAAAAGTATATACAATTTCTACCGAAGGAATAACAGGAGCAGATAAAGAAACTTCTGAACAAAGTATATCAATTACAAATGAAAGTCCAGCATCAGGTGGTTCATCAACGGAAACCCTTATACAAATAAAAGAAAATGCAGCTGCATACTTTAATGCACAGAACAGAGCAGTTACAAAAGCAGACTACATTACGAGAGCTTATTCATTACCACAAAAATATGGTAACATCGCAAAGGCATATATTGTTCAAGATGAACAATTAGAAAAAAAGCAATTATCTATAAATGACGGAGTGATACAAACAATTACTGCAGATAAATCTAATCCATTAGCATTGAATATGTATTTATTAGGATACAGCGCAGATAAAAAATTAGTTGCTTTGAATAGAGCAGTAAAACAAAATTTAAAAATATATCTTTCACAATATAGAATATTAACAGACGCAATCAACATTAAAGACGGATATGTTATCAATGTTGGTGTTAAGTTTAATATCATTGTGAAACGAGGATACAATAAAAATGATGTATTGTTTAGAGCAATACAAAAAGTAAAACAATTCTTTGCACCAGACAAATGGCAAATCAATCAACCGATTGTGTTGACTGACTTGGCATATCAAATTTCATTAGTGGACGGAGTAGTATCCATTGTTCCACCAGAAGTTAATAATCCAAATCAAGATTTGATATTAATTGAAAACAAACATAAGGTTGTAAATGGGTATAGTGGTAATGTGTATGATTTAAAATCAGCATCACAAGAAGGAATTATATATCCTTCATTAGACCCAAGTATATTTGAACTTAAATTTCCCAATAGTGATATTGAGGGTAAAGTAGTGGGAGATAGATAATGCATTATTTTGAATTTGGAAAAAGAGATGCGAGCATTTATTCAGGTGGAACAACAGCTTCCATTAATACTGGACTAGATGAAATATTAGAAATTAATAAAGTTGTAAACAATAATGGTACGGTAGGTAATGTATCAAGAGTATTGATTGATTTTGATTTAGCATACATTTCACAATCCATTCAAGAAAGTAAAATACCTTCAACGGCAAAATATTATTTAAATTTATTTGACGCAACTTCACAAGAAGTTGAAGCAGAACAATCACTACATATCTATATGGTAAGTGGTAGTTGGAAACAAGGAACAGGAAAACTTGACCACGACCCAGTAACTTCAGACGGAGTAAGTTATCAATATCGTGACCACGATGCGAAAACACCTTGGGTAACAGGTTCAGTATTGACTGAGGGTGGTGCTTGGTTTACAGCAAGTTACGCTTCTGGTCAAGAATATGGAGTTAGTTCTTCATACGATTTAACATTTGATAAAAAAGATGTTAGAGCAGATGTAACCGACTTAGTGAAGAATTGGATTTATTCAAGTTCTATTTACCCGAACAACGGGTTTATTGTTAAACGAGAAGATAGTGGTTCATATGGAAACAATCACGCAACAGCTAGTTTTGATTTCAATACAGGACAAGAAGGTGATGGAACTCGTTTAGGAAATCTAAAATATTTCTCAAGAGAAACCCATACAATCTATCCACCTAAATTAGAAGTGGAGTGGGATGATTCAAGTTGGTCAACAGGAAGTTTATCGGCATTAAGTTCAACAGATTTGGAAAGATTAAAAGTTTATTTTAAAAACTTGAGAACAGAATATAAAGAAAAAACAATTACAAAATTAAGAATAGTTGGTAGAGAATTATATCCAACAACTGCTTTTTCAACAACACCAGGTGAATTAGATGTTAAATATTTACCAAGTGCATCTGCTTTCTACTCAGTTAGAGACGCAGAAACAGAAGAAGTAATTATTCCATTTGGTAGTGGTTCTAAGATTAGTTGTGATAGCACAAGTAATTTCTTTAACATACAAATGGATGGATTACAAGCAGAGAGGAATTATCGTTTTTGTCTTAAAGTAGTTAGTGGCAGTGGAACGACTGATGAACAGATTAACTTTTATGATGATAACTATGAATTTAGAGTGGTGAGATAAAGTGCCTTACTTACCTTCCGACGCAGCAAAAAAATCAAGCTTGTATAGTAATATCATAAATGGTGATACACTCGAATATCAAAATGAAATTGAAGACTTAAAGAAGAAACAACAAGTATCAGGTTCAGTTAATGCTAATTCACCATTACGAGATGTAGATGGAATATTAGTTTCGTTTGAAAGTGCAGCACCAGGTATTTCTTTAGAAGAAGATTTTGAAGAAGTTCGTTTAGAAAATAAACAATTCTTTTTTACTGGTCAATTAAATAATGAATTTATACATTATTTTCAACCGATAGCAACAGACACAGACACAACCACAACAACCACAACAACCACAACAACAGCTACCACAGAAGAAGTTGAATTTACATTAACATTGAGAGATTATTTAATCCAATTCGTTAATGAAGAATTTGCAGAAGAATTTACACCCGAAGTATCAACAGATAAATTACATAGTAAGTTGTTACAATTTTTTGATGAGAACAGAAGTAAAGGAAATAATGCACCAGGTTGGGAAGAATTTAGATTAAATGATAAAAGAAAAGCAGCAGGAATAAGTGGTAAACGATTCGGTAAAGTGAAAAAAGATTTACGAGATTTTCAATATGATGAATTAATTGAAAATCATCTATATAGAACACCAAAGGGACAACGAATATGGTTACAATTAGGATTTCCATATGTTGTAGACCTATCACCAGGTAAAGACTCATAATGGCACAAGAATATTCATTTACACAACAAGAAAGAAAAAACCTTTTCGCACCTTCTAAAGTTTATAGTAGTTTCGGTAGAGATGAGCTAAATGACTTTGTAATGCTACACGTCTATGATACGAGTGGTAATTTAATTGTAACAAAAGTTTTAGCATTAAATGAAGTTAGTTTTGAAAATGACGGAGACTTTATTGATATTAATGTCGGACAACACCTGAGAGATTTAGGATTTCAAGAAGGTGAATATGATGTTGTTTATAAATTTTTAAGAAGACTCGCTGGTAGAGAACGAACTGTTTTCGTAGATGGAAATGGTAATATTTTTGGTGGAGAAGTTCAAAGAAAAGTTATTGGAAATGAAATAAAATTCTTAAAGGGTGGAGATGAAGAAAAAGATACTTCATTAAGAGAAGAAGTATTCATTAAAGAATATAAATATCCATTAGTAGAAACATCACCAGATAGAACAGAATTTATTTTAGAATTAGATAACAATATAAAAGGTTCTGAATATAGAAATGACTTTGTTGAAATGGGAGAGATGATTGAATATACACCACTCAGTAAAGATAATGTGGGTTCGATAGAATTTGATTCAAAAAAACCACACATTTTAGAATTTCAGATAGACTCAACGGATAGAGGGTTTACGCAAAATATGGTAGGTGGACAAATCATCATACCGAATATGTATAAGATTACAGGTAATGAAGATACAACAAATGAAGATGTTAATCCTGAAAACACAGGTAATGGAACTCTACAAGGACAACTTGAAGGTGGAGCAGCAACAGATTTTCTTGATATGACAAACGAAGAATTAATTGATATATTATTAAATGACCCTGACCCAAATGAAAGAGAATTGGCAGACGGGGCATTACAAGAAAGAGCAAACGAACAAAGATAGAAAATGGCAAGAAGAGGATTTATAGATAAAGATATTGCGAATAGAGGAGCACGAGGTGGTTCTTCTGAAGGTGCTAATGCAAAAAGGCAGGTAAGAAACAATCAAGTCATTACTGGTGTGAGAGCAAACGTGACATCACCAGCAAGACCACCATTGGTAAGACCTACACCACCGCCAGCACCACCAGCAACAGATACATCTACTCCAGGAAATGCTGCAGGAAATATTGCAGCTGCAATCGCAACAAGACCAAGTCCACCAGTAGTGATTCCAACACCACCACCATTTATTCCAACACCACCACCAATATTTATACCAACACCGCTCCCACTTCCACAATCAACGATTACAGGAACGACAGGACCACTTATGCCAGGACCAGGCAGTGGTAGAGATGGAGCAGAAAATACATTTGGTGCACCACCACCAAATACAGAAATATTTCCAGGACCAGTACCAATTCAATCATTACCATTAGGTCCAGTTGATATAGACATAATTACAGAAGGCGGTTCAGGCGGAGATGAAGCAACTAATAATCAATTACCAATACCAGAAGATACAAGACCAGGTGGAATCGTAGGGCCAAGTGGTATTAGGACAGGTCCAGAATTTACACCACCACCACCACCAATAGAATTTAATCCACCATTACCAGAATTAATAGAGGAAATAGTTGAGATAGCACTTCAAACACCAAAGGAAGACCCACCAGCGCCAGTTCAAACAACGGTACAAATACCTGAACCAAAGCCATCAACACCAGTTGTGGCACCACCAAGACCAAAGATTAAAAAATCAACAGATATACCTACGCCAAAAGTTGGGTATATTCAGAAACCAAATGGATTTATAAAAAAACCACAAGAGCCAGTAGTAGATGTTGTATTTCCACCAAAAGTAACAGGTCCTGGTTCACCAACAAAGCCAGGTGGATTAGCAGGAACATTAGTCGGAACAGGTAAACCAAAAGTAACTGCACCAACTGATGACGCAGGTGCAGTAGTAGGACCACAAGTATCTGAACCGAAGCCAGTAGTAGGAACACCGGGTCCAACATTTAAAGGTTCTGATACAATTGTTAGACCTGATGGAGTAACAGAAATTCTTGGACCAGGCGGAGTAGTCTTGGAAGAGATTGGATTACGAGGACAAATAATTGTTGACCCAATTAAAGACGCAGGATTTGACCCGAAAGACCCACCAGATAGTATTAAAGCATTACGAGATGAGTTCGCAGAACACGTTGAAAGTGGTGCAGATGAGGCAGGTGAAGTATTTTATGTATCGGAAGAAACAAAAGAAGAATTAATTAATGACGGATTAGGAGATGTTGGTGGAGCATTGACCGTAAAAGACCAAGCAGAAAAAATGGAAAAGTTAGCACCAAATGGTGATGTAAGTAACTTACCATCAGGACTTGCAGTATTACAAAATGATTTAGTTAAAAAGGGAGTTATAAAACCAAATTTAGAAGTTGCTCAAACAAAAACACGAGGAACAAAGAAAGCAATTGAAAAGGTTGTTATTCCAGAAGTTGTTCAAGCTCAATTAACACCAAGAGATTATTTAGCAACGATAGAAGAAGTGTTGGATACAAATCGTATTCGTGTTTCATTATCTTATAATGACGGAGTAAATCTTTACAAACATAAAGGTGAAGACCAAGTATCAAATAAATTTAAAGGATTTAGAGTTAATTATGTAAAGAATAATATTGAACGATACAAAACATATGTTAAAGTTGGAAACCAATATTATTTGGTTACTAATAGTAAGTTGGGTATTGACGGAAAACAGAGAATTATTAAAACAAAACAACCACTTACAGATGATGTAGTGGATGGAGAAAAGTTTACATTTGTAGAAAAAAGACTTCCTAATTATCGTGATAGAGTTAGATTAGAACCTTTCCAAGACACGCCAAATGATGGGATATTTTTAAGATTACCAAATTTTAATTCCATAGATAATCCAATTAATTTTCAAGGAACACAATATGGAACACATACTTCACTAACAAGTGATAATGATGAAGACGCTCGTGATATCGAAAGAATATTGGTATCGGGTAGTTTATTAAATGTTCAACCAAATATTGATTATCAAAAAACTACAACAGACTTGAATCTTGAACCAGACGATTTAGGTTTTGGAAACTTCGTTCATTTTTCAAATGCAGAATCAAGACTTAGTAATTTTAGAGATAAGTTAGAATTAATTGAAGGATATACAACTACAAGTGCTTCTTTATTTGAGTTAACAGGTTCGGGTTCATTCCCAGCGATTAGTTCGGAAATGGATGAAGTGCAGGCAAAGATTCAAAGAGTTAAAAATTCCTTTGACCCATATGAACATTATTTATATTTTGAAAGTTCATCTTATGTGAGTTCATCAGACGGACAATTTCACGATACAAGTTGGCCTAAGTCAAATTCATCATCACCATATACATTACAATCGGTTTCTGCAGCAGCGAGTTGGTATAACAATTTAATATCAAGCGCATCAGATTACGACCAACGAAATATGAATTCATTACGAAATTCATTACCAGAACACATTTATGCAGATAGTGAAAACAATGTATTCTTAGAATTTATGGATATGGTAGGACAACAATTTGATGAAATATATACATATGTAGATACCTTTACGGATATCAACAAACGAGTTGACAAAATATCAGAAGGTATATCAAAAGATGTTGCACGAGAATATGCAAGAGCTCTTGGATTAGAATTATATAGTGGTAATGATTTATTAATATTACCAGAGTATTTGTTGGGTAAAGAATCTGATGGAAGTGCTCTATACGAATCACCACAAGAAGAAGTTACTGAAAAGATATGGAAACGAATATTAGCCAATCTACCATTTTTCTTAAAATCAAAAGGAACAGAAAGAGCAATTAAAGGATTATTAAATTGTTATGGTATCCCAAGCACAATGTTAAGAGTTCGTGAATATGGTGGACCAGATAAAGGAACGAGAGTTAATTATGAGATTAAACGAAAATTTACAAGAGCATTAGACTTCCATTCAGAACAATACATTCAAACACGTTGGACAGGTAGTAATGCTGCAACTGAAGATGGATTAAATCCATCAACAATAGAATTTAGATTTAGAACACCTTCATCATCAAATCAAGTATTATTACAAAAAGATAATGACTTTGCTATTGCACTACAAGACAATGGTTCAACGGATGACTATGGACATTTAAAATTCCAAATTAGTTCTTCTGGTTTTGATGAGGGCGCTTATATTACATCATCAGAATTACCATTTTACAATGACGAGTTCTGGTCAGTAATGTTGACAAGAAAAGATACAGACGGAAACGAATTCACACACGACAATGCACTATCTCAAAGTGTGTATGAATTGACAACTAAACAATTCGATTCAACAAGACAAAAGATTTTATACACAGCAAGTGCAAGTTTACAATCACATACTTCAAGTTTAGCAACCGATATAAACAATATAACGGGTAGTAGATTAAATGCAGCATTCACAGGTAGTGGATTTGTTTACCTTGGTGGGCAAAATACAGGATTTGGTTCAAGATTTACGGGTTCATTAATGGAGTATCGTTTATGGGGTGAACCATTATCACAGAGTGTATTTGACAATCACGTCAGAACACCAAAATCATACAATGGTAATTTTTATTCATCATCATATGATGAATTACTATTAAGACTTCCATTAGATGAAAATATAAACTTTACAGGTTCAAATACAGCATTAACGGCATCAAATCTTGCACACAATAAAGAATTATATCAATCTCTTACAGGATTGATTACAGGTAGCGCAATCAATAATTTTGCAAATAATTCATTTAGAAGTATAGTTGACCAAGAAAAGTTAAGAATTCCAGATGTCGGTTCAAGAAGACGAAACGCAACTAAGATTAGAATTGAAGATACAACATTACCAACTGATGAAAGTGGAAGTAAAGTATTGTCAGTAGATAAACGAAATGAAAAATCATCAGATGACTTTGCACCAAATGATAGTAATCAATTGGGTATTTATTTTTCACCTATTGATGTAGTGAATGAAGATATTATATATAGTGTAGCAGATTTTAATTTTGATGATTATATCGGTGACCCAAGAGATGAGAACAAAATACAATATAAAGATTTAGGACATATAAGAAGACAATATTTTAAACGATATAACAACTCAAACAATTTTTGGGATTATTTAAGAATATTAAAATTTTATGATTCAAGTGTATTTGATTCAGTTAAAGCATTACTTCCAGCGAGAGCACGAACAGATTTAGGTGTATTGATTGAACCAAGTATATTAGAACGTTCAAAACAGGTAGTTGGTAGAGATATAGAATTTGATAATCAATATTTTGAAAACGCAAATCATTTCGGAGATGGAATACAAGTAACGAGATTTATAGAAAGTGGTTCAGACAATTACTTCAAAACAAGTGGAGAATACACAACTTATAATGGAGAAATTAATTTAGCATTCTTTGATACAGGTTCATCAGTTGGATTCTTAGGTAATCCATCATTAGTGAAATTAAATCAAATAGATAAACGAAGTGTATTCGGAACACTATATGCAACATCAAGTATTACATTAGGTGGAACAGATACTATTTTTACCGAAACACTACAACCTAATATTACGGGTTCAAGAATATCAGAGAAAAATCAAGTAGAACAATTCTTTTATTCAAGTTCATTTAGCGCATCAATCGGACCAACATTATCATATAGTTCATCATTCGATAAATCAGAATTTGCAAGTATGGCAGAAACAACTAACTTGTTTAGAGCATTCGTTCAAGGAACATTATTAACGAGAGATAACACAATTGATGGTGGTGAGCCAGTAGAAATTACAGAGGTAGCACCAACCGTATTAAAGACACAAGAATCAGAAACAGCAAAATTAAAAGTAGAATAAAAAACATATGGAAAATTTAACTTTCTTATATTTATTAGAGAACAAGAATAGTTATATAATTTCCACAGGAGCAAAATAAATGGGATTTTTAGACAACACAAGTATAACAGTAGACGCAATTTTGACCAAAAAAGGTCGTGAACTTTTGGCAAGAGGGCAAGATGAATTTAGAATTACAAAATTTGCATTAGCAGATGATGAAGTAGATTACAATCTATGGGACACATCACACCCGAATGGTTCAAACTATTACGGAGCAGTGATTGAAAATATGCCTTTATTAGAGGCGTTCGTAGATGAAAATCAGCTAATGAGATATAAATTAACAACACTTCCAAAGGAAACAGCAAAACTTCCTATATTGGAATTACCAAGTCCATCATTAACTTTCAATGGAGCAGGTATTACACAAACCGTTTCACCAAATACCCGTAATGGTATGGATAGTTCATATACATTTACATTATTTAATGCAGATGTTGCGAACTTATCTTTAAGTGGTGGTTCAGCAGCCCCACGACAAAGAAGATTCTTACCTAATGGTGAAGTAGAACAAGACTTTGGTGGTAGAGCAACTACACCAGTATTCTTAAATGAAGCAGAAAGAAAACGTTCTATTACAGTTGTTGGTAAAAGTGTGAGAGTTATCTCAAGGTCTTTAACAACACTAACAAATACTAACATTTCAGTTACGGGTAATCAGTCAGGTGCAAATTTCACAATATCGTTAACCGTAAAAGCTGACCCAAGTAAATTATAAGGAGTATAAGTAATGGCATTTCAAAGATTTAACAGAGCAAATGATGTAGTTGAGAATCAACGAACTACAATCTCAAGTGGATTGTGGAGTGGTGGTTCAGGAACATTAACCTCATTTTATACTCAATCAACAAACGGAGCTGCAACAGGTTCGTTCTTAGAATTATATAACGAAGACCCAAATCTATCAAGTTCAGCAGAAGTCCAATTCGCAGTTGGATATGCACACTATGATGGAAGTGGTTCAGCAGGAACTGTAACAAAATTAACATCAGGTGGTAGAAATACAGCTGCACTTTATAGTCAGTTTAGAAATGTATTGTTAGCACCAAACACAGATAAGTTTGAATTTACAAATTCACCAACCGCATCGGGCGACAAAGACTTTTATTTTGTTTCTTTTCAAAGAGCAAGACAAAGAGAAAAGATTGACCCAGGTAATTGGGAATTACAATTAAGTGGTGAATTACCAATTCACCTATCAGGTTCATCAGTTAGATTAATTGATGATAGTGGAGCAACAACAAATCCTACCGTAAATCAAGGTGGTAGAGTATTTAATGTAGTTAGTGGTTCAGTAGCAGATGGTGTTCATAAAACAGCAGCAACAGAAACACAAGCAGGTGCATTTGGACTATTCTATCCTGACTTAGGATTGATATTGTTAAATGCTATCAAGACAGAATTAACAGGTGGTTTAAGACCTTTAAATGACAGAAGTGCAACAAACTTCGCAAGTAGGTCACAAGCATTCTATAATGCTATTGATTCTGGTTCATCATTTACGGCTCGTAGGGAAGAAGAAATTAGTTCAACAAATTACTTTGTTCGCGCAAATAACAAGAACTTTAATTTTAGCACTAATCCAACTTACGCTACTCAATCTGATGGTTCATTAACACAAGCAACTTTTTATAAAGACCCGAAAACTTTTATTACACAAGTAGGTTTATATAATGATGATAATGAATTATTAGCAATTGCTAAGTTATCAAAACCAATATTAAAATCATATTCAAGGGAAGCTATTATAAAAGTGAAACTTGATTTTTAGGACAAACTAATGTTCAAAAATCTTGACCCACAAGACGTATCAAAGAAGTCTTTTCAGACATTCAAAAACTTCACATTCAATAACAATGATAGTGGGAGTGGTGTATTTGCAGTAAAAGCCCGTAGTGGTTCTTTATTCAATTATGTTAGCGCTTCTGACGATGTTACAACAATAACAACAGGTTCAATCTCAACAAATTATTTTTCATTACCGAATTGGTATTTGTTAAATAATCTATTTTATTCTTCACACGGACAAGATTATGTAAATCCAGAAGTATCAAATAGACAACTACATTTATCAGCATCAGTAATTAGTGTTGGTAGAGAATTGTTTGGTGAACAGATTAAACCAGGTTCAGTAATTTTATCCGATACATCATTGGGAGCTACAAGAGATATACGAGACGACGCAGAAGGTAATCTTTACGACAATGCTTTTTCAGCAAGTTTCGCAGCATTTAAATCAGGTTCTAAAGTGAATCAAGTTTTACCATTTACCATAACGGGTTCATCAACACGAGGTAGTGGTAGTGTAGTGGGAAATGTATTTTACGAACAAGGATTATTAGTATTTACAGATACTGGTTCATATCGTGAAACAGGACACGGAACAGGTTACACATTAAAATATCAAGCAACACAAACTCACTATGAATATGAATATCGTATACGAGTTAAACCACGTGAATACAATACAACAACAAATATCAGTACAACACCAGATAGAAGTGGTAGTATGACAATGGTAGAGGGTGTTGTATCTATGTCTAACTTCTTTCCACCAAGTCATTTACCGACTGGACAAGGAACTGGAAGTTATGCTACATTTTATAACGCAGTAACTGAATCATTATCATTTACTACAAATACAGAATTTAGACCTTATGTAACCGAAATTGGTTTATATAGTGAAAATAGTGAACTATTAGTTCACGGAAAACTAGCGAAACCTATCAAATTATCAGACGATATCGAAACAACATTTATTGTTCGCTTTGATGTCTAATTTTTAACAATCTTATATTTATTATTGAATTAAACCAACGGAGAACACTATGTTTCGTTTTATAAAAAATACGGTTATGACAGCAGTTATGTTTGGATTTGTCTTTGCACAAAGTCCAATCATAAGAGTTAAACAAATAGGTGAATGGAAAACACCAGAGTATTGGTGGAAAGCACAAGAGACTGTAACACTACAAACATTTTTAGCAGATGATATAGCAACACCAGCTTATACAAATAATAATTTTGATTCTTGGAGAGATGACATTTTAGAAATAGAAGTCACTCTTGACGATGTAGGTCAAGATATTACTACATTTAGATTTGATATTGCATTTGACAACGATTTAATAACTTGGGTTGAAAATGATGGAACTACACAAGAAACATCAGTCAATGCTTGGACTCAAGGAAACTCACGAGTAATTAAAGGTAGTCAAATATCAGGTTGGACTGAAGGTGATGAAACATCAAACAATTCAACAGACTATTCATTTGAAGTAGTTCATTATTCAAATGTAGGATATACAGATACTATTCAAAGTAGTGGTAATGAAACTTCAGCAACCGATACAGGTTATGATTGGTTAAGAATTACTATGGTATCACACGGAGTTGATATCGCTGAAAATAGTGGAGCAGGTGATGGAGTACCAGATTTTACATTCGGTAATGGTTCTGGAAATCAAGCACAAGTCCTTAAATTAACATTTAGAATTAATGATGTAGTTGATAATTATCAACCAAAGTCATTTAGAATCCCAACACTTTATAGTGGTGGTAGTGGATATTATACTTATGTATCTGATGATTATCTATTAGATTATAAAGTTTACATAGATGGTAATTGGGGAACTGATTCAGTAAACAATGGTGGAGCAAGAGGAGATTTATCTCTACATCCGAAATTAGTTGACATTGAAGGTTTCGGTAGATACATTGGTGAAAAGACCGACACAGATAGTGACGGAGTAGATGACGATACATTTGTTCAAAAAACTTATCCTTATTGGAAAGTTGTATTCGAATTAGATGAAGCTAATCCAGATGTAGATGGTGATACACCATTTGCTAATTGGTATAATATAGAAAGTATCGCTGATGACGCAAACACAACAGATGAGGATTTATCTGATGATGTTATAGGAGACGCTAGTGGAACATATTACTATCTGAAATTAACAGACACAACCACACCAACAGCTTTAGCATCACAAACTTTACCAGGAACTGGATTCTTAGGAGTATCATATTTTGATTACACCTATACGGATAAAAATGGATATTACAATATTCAATTACCAAGAAACAATACTTATCGTGTATCGTTCTGGCCACCAGACGCAAATGATGATATCGGTTCTCACTCACAATTAGAATTAGATAGAGGAGCGATTACAAACATTAATGACGCAATCGCAGCATTTAATTTTCAATCAAATAAATTTACAAATGAAACAAATATTAATGTAGATTCACCAAGTGCTTATTTAATTGGTGATGTAGACGGAGATGACTTATTCCAATTGAATGATGCTTACTTTATATGGGCATACACAAGTGGAGTATTTTCAACATCATATACTCACGTTAATGGGAATTCATATCAACAATGGTCAAGTATTGATAATTTAAAAGCAAATGGACAAACACAAACTCTCGCGTATTATCAAGCACTTAGAGGTGGAGATACAAAACAAAGAAGAGAATTTACAGCATTTTGGGATGACGATTTACCACAAGAAACAACAACACTAACACAAGATGCTGGTGGAGTTATTTGGTTAAATGCTTTAATGGATGATGTCGTAACAGGTAATGATACTTTACAAGTAGTAGTATTGGCTGGAACATCAACCTTTGATGACCCAGATGTAACAACAGACGGAGATGTAAATCCAGATTATATACAAGATGAAATAGCACTTTACTTTACTGGTGATATGAATTTATCAGGAACAAGAGTATTGGAAACATCTCAAGGTGCAGACGGATATCAAGACGCTTACACAGGAACAACATATTATCGTTGGTCAACACACACGGTTCAGAACGGAAGTTCAGGAGATAGTTCTTGGAATCAAAATTGTGTAAATGCAAGTTGTGATGACGCACCAACAGCTTGGACATATACCAACACAAACAACACTTATGATGGAAGTAGTAGAAGTATGAACTCAACAGAAGGTGTAAGTTTATCATTACCAGATGACGGAAGTGTTAAAGTTCAAATGGGTAATCAAGTTGTAGTTCCTTTGACAATTACACCAACAATAGATGAGTTAACAGGACTACCAACTAAGGTAGCAGGGTTTGAATTTGAAGTCAGATATAAAGAAGAACAACTTCAATTTATTGACGCTCAAACAGGACTTTTACCAGGACCTTGGTTAACTTATTTAAATGAAAGTGAAATTGATGATGAGGGATATAAGATAATTTCATTTGGAGCATTAGATAACTCACCGAACAATGCACCACAAGATTACTACATAACAGAGGAAATGGTTGGTTTACAATTAGTATTTAATTCAAAACTAAATGAAAACAATAACCAAGAGTGGACAGAAGCAGACTTACAATTTGTAGGAAAAGCTAACGCTGGTAATCCAGCAGGTGATGACTTGTTTATGAATAGACAAAGTGGTAAGATTAGAATATGGAATAAGTTTTGGGCATTCGGTGGTGGACAACCAAACGAAGATGAAATGACTTATGTTTATCCAAATCCATATAATGATAGTGAACACGAATCTATTAACTTCCAATTCTTTATGGAACAAACTGGACACGTGATGATTAGTATTTATAACGCTAATGGACAAAAAGTTGGAACTATATTGGATGAAGTCGTTAATGACGGAATGCACACATACACTTTCTCAGACTTACCAGATGTAATAGGTGAAGGTGGATATGGTGGATATGAAGACTTACAACCAGGTATTTATCTATTCGTAATGGAAACAGAAAACAAAATTAAGTCTAAGAAATTTACAATAATTAAATAAGGAGTATTATGAATAAATTATTAAGTTTATTATTATTAACAGGAACACTATTCGCACAGGCAAATAGTATATTTACATTGAACCCAAGTGTTCATAGTGCAGGAGCAGGAAATTCAGGTATTGCAGATTTAAATTCTAAAAACCTATTTCATAATCCAGCATTTGCAGGACTTGAATCACACCAAGAAACATCATATGTAAAATGGTTACCAAACCTAACAGATGATATGGGATATCAAAATCTACAATACACAAGTGGTATGGGATTTTCCGTAGAAGTATTTTACTTTGATTACGGAACTCAAACAGCCGCAGATATCGGTGGTATCATAACAGGAGAGTTTGATTCATCATCACTAAGAGTTGGTGGAAGTTATGCTATGGAATTGGGAGATTGGTTATTGGGTGCAAGACTTAATCTTTACAATCATACTTTTATTGATGATATAGATATTGATATGAATTATGGAGTTGATATCGGTGCGTATAAAGTATTCGGTAACACATCATTGGGTCTTGTATTAAAAGACTTAGGTGGTGATACTAAATTTTTAGACCAATCAACAAGTTTACCAATGTCATTAGGTATTGGTGTTAAACAAAGCTTTGGTAGTTTTAGTTTACTATCAGATATAAAACTATTTGAAGATTATTCTTCATTTGGAGTTGGCGGTGAATATTTATTAGGAGAAGTAGGTAATTTAAGATTAGGGTATTATTCAGAACCAGAATTTAATGTTGATTACATCACAATAGGTGGTGGTATCAATACTAATGTTGTGGATATATCATTAGCATATCTTTACAATACCGAGAGTTTCCACAACGAAACCTTAATGATTTCATTTGGGTTTGATTTTTAGGAGATAATGATGTGTAATAATCCAGAGTGTAAATGTGAAAATTGCAATTGTGAAAATTGTAATTGTAAATAGAGGAAAATAAAATGGCAAAAAAAGTAGTAGATACAGAAAAAATGTTAGATGATGCTCAGAATAAAAAATTCGGTTTATCAATAACAAACATTGTAAGTATAGTAACGGTGTTATCAGGTTTGATAGCAGGTTGGTATACATTTACAGGTAGAATAGATTCATTAGAAGAAGTAGTTGAAGGATTTGCAGAAGCAAGTGATATAGAAATAGTCACTAACAAAATCCAAAGTTTTGATGATGATATCATTTACCTAAGAGAAAAATTAGATACCGTAGGTGAAGTTGATTTATCACCATTAGAAAAAGATATAGTAAATCTTAATCGTGATATTAAAGAACTTAAAGGTTCTATCAGAAGTCTTGCAAAAGAGATTGAAGACTTTCACGGTGACCCATTAGCAAAGTTTAAAAAATAATGGATATCTTTAAAACAAAAAAAGCCAAAATAAAATCAATTCAATCACAATTAAGTGATAAGAATTCTAATCTATCATTAATGAAAAGATTAATTCTTATGGTGCAATTGATGATATTGGGATTTGGTAAAACAGAAAAATGACTTTTATCATTACAGACCCGTGTATCGGGACTTGTGACACAGCTTGTGTAGATGTTTGTCCAGTGGATTGTATTCACGGACCAATAGATGTAACGGGCGCAGGAGCAGAAGTTCCAGGATTAAAAACATTAGACGGAATGCAATTGTATATTGACCCGGAAGAATGTATTGATTGTGGTGCTTGTGAGCCAGAATGTCCAGTTGACGCAATATATGACGAAGATGCTGCACCAGATGATATGCAAAAGTTCATAGAAATTAACGCAAACTTTTTTAAGGGGTAGAAAAATGAAACATATATTAAGTTTATTTATAACATTATTTTTATTAGGTTGTGCAACATCACAAGTTGAAGCACAATCAGGTAAAACAAAAGTCCAATCAAAGATAGCTTCATATGAAGCAGAAAAAACTCTTGATGATATCAAGTGGTTTGATGGAGAACCTGAAGGAGTTCAGTTGATTCAGATTTCCATTTCAGAAAATATTCTAAATGCCTATCCAGAACTTCGTGATAAACGAGTTGGATTCGGTGTAACTAATAGAATTATTGAAGTCTTGGAAGAAGCAGGACGATTCTACTTCGTTGAAGAAAAAGAAGAAGTGATTAACAAAATGGTTCAAGAATGGGAAAGAAGTGTTAGTGGATTGCTTGACAATGAATTAGATAGTGTTGGACAATTTGCGCAAACTAAATACTTTGTATATGCAGAATTGTATGACTTTGCAGTATCCAATCAAGAAGAAATATCAAGAAGAAAAGTAAAATTAAAAAATACCACAATGGTTGGTATTCAAGTTCGTCTTGTTTCAGTTGAAACAGGTAAGTATATTACGGGTAGTGGTTTAGGAACTTCAGCAAAAGAAGGTGAAGGACTATTAAAAAA